CAAGCAAAAGACATTTGCTGTTGATGCCACCCATTCTGGAGTTCTTGGTCCTGGTGACCTTATTTTAATAACTGGTGACGGTTCTACTACTGGAGTTTCAGAAGTAGATATCGGAGCTGCCGCTGCCGCAAATACTGGTGTGATCTCTTCGGTTGCACTTAATCTTGCCGGCGAATCACTTTCACAAACCCACCTTTCCGCAAGTACTGCCGGTGATGTTCTCGTCAATGTTGATGCTTTTGCCACCTATGAGGTAGCCGTTTCAAATGGCCCTATGGTGGTTGCCGATGTTGGTTTGAATTGTCCGGCTGTTGTAACTGCTGGGACGGTCACTGGAAGTTTATTTGTGTCCAACATGGGCGCAAACGCAACAGGTGTTGCGACAACTTCTACTCTTCCACTCCATATTGTTGCTCTGAAAGAGGATAGCGCAGGTGTCTTAGGCAACCGCGCAATAGTTCGTGTAAACGCAACTACCTCTAAACTCGGCGCAACCGGCATAGCATAGGAGCTAATCATGGCTGGAGTAATCGGCACAGGTAGTATCCCACGGCTATTACAGGATGGTGTGGGTCAGGTATTTGGTAATTCTCTTGCAGAGCATGAAACCAAATACGATAAAATGTTCAAGGTCTTGAGTTCTACTAAGAATTTCGAGATCAATGTTCAGTTGGAGGGTTTTTCACGCTCTTCAGACAAATCCGAAGGTGATGACATTACCTTTGATTCCAGGCGGCAGGGCTTCACCCCGAAGTATCAGCACTCAACTCTTGCGAAAGGGTTTATTGTGACTGAAGAGGCTTTGGAAGATGAGCTTTACGGTCAATTAGACGAGGGCGCACAGGCACTTGCTCGATCTATGATGATCGGCAAAGAGCTTGATGGTGCTAATGTATTTAACAACGGCTTTGATGCCACGGTCATTATGATTGATGGTGATGGTGCTGAGTTGTTCAATACTGCTCACTCTAATGGACCTTCTGGTGGTACTTATTCTAATCGGCTTGCTGTTGATGCTGATTTGACTGAGGCAGCACTTGAGGATGCTTTAGCGATTGTTCAGACGATGGATGATGCCCGTGGCTTACCGGCTGCGCTTCAAGCTCGACGGTTGATAGTTGCTGCTGGAACTAACTCATTCAACGCACAGAGAATCCTGGGGTCTGTTCTTCAGAACGACACAGGCAATAACGCGACCAATGCAATTCGTGATATGAACTCTGTACGTGATGGGTGGATGTCCAATCCTTATCTGACTGATGCAGATGCGTGGTTTTTAACTACTGATGCCCCTAGTGGGCTGAAGTATTACACGCGCCGCAAAGTTCGGTTTGGCCAGGACAATGCTTTTACCTCTGGTAATGCACGTTTTAAAGCTGATGAGCGGTATTCATTCGGCTGGGATGATGCGAGGGGAGCCATAGGATCGCAAGGAAATTAGATCCTTGTAGCTGTCCATGTAGCGGGGTTTCGGCCCCGCTTCTTTTAACTGTAAACAAACTTGTTTCAATTGGTCCGAAAGGACACAGGAGTAGAACATGAATACAACTAATTTCCCCAATGGGTTTGTGAATGGTTTAACCATTCGTAACAGCCCTATTACCCAGCTTTACCCAGGCAATATATTCTGGGTCAACGGATCGTCAGTTCTTGGCGGTGGTCAGAAAGTTGGCGGCTCTAATGGCAATGCAGGTACTTATACCGCCCCATTTGCCACGCTAGATTTCGCTATTGGAAAATGTCTAGGGAGTCGTGGTGATATCATAATGTTAATGCCAGGTCATACCGAGACAGTTATTGCCGCTGGCACTATCACTATGGACGTTGCCGGTGTTGCTGTAATTGGTCTGGGTGCTGGCACTTTGCGTCCAACTATCTCATTTACTACCGCCACCGCTGCGGCGATTGTCGTATCTGCGGCAAATTGCTCAATTAAAAACTGCATATTCTCAGCGGGTTTTGCTGATGTTGCAGAGGCATTCACTCTAACTGCGGTGTCTTTTACCATTGAGGATTGTGTATTCCAGGATGCAGCCACCAGCGAAAACTTTATTGAGTTGTTTGATACTGGCACTTCAGATAACGAGGTCGATGATCTTGCTATATTGAATTGCAAGTGGACATCGCCTGATACTGCGTGCGCTTCGGTTATTAATGTCGATTCTGATATTGATGGCCTCACGGTCCATGACTGTTATTTTGATCTTGCGGTAAATGGTGTTTTATCCATTATCGCAGAGGTTGCAACTGGTAAAGACCTGACCAATATCGATATCCGCAGGAACTACGGCACTCGATTAGTTACTGGAAGTGCAGTGGGTTATATAACTTTCGTTGACACCACAACCACCAATACTGGTGTGATGAAAGACAATACCTGGAGATCGCTGGACACTGCTGGTGAGTTGTATGTTACTGCTGGATCGAATATTACATTCGACAATAACAAAGCCACCTCGGCAATCGATAGATCTGGATATTTACTGCCGGCAGCTGATAGTTAACAGTGCGATTTACTCGGACTGAGAACTGTCAATTCTTGGCAAATGGGGACAGCGGAAAGGTCTTTTCATCTAGTCTGATGGATCGACTCTTTCCCTTCCTTTGATCACTCCGCTAACGATTTCAGAGCTTAGTGCGCACTCAAACCTCTCTGCTTTGGAGAGAATTATTTTAAGAGGTCATTATGTATAAGCAAATCGATATGGCGGTTCTAACCAACGATGCGAATGGCATTGCTGAGGACCAGACCACTGGCGGGGCTGCTGATTTAAGCCTTGATGGTGCTTTGGTTTCTGGCGGTATTGCCACTACCACCAACTCAACTGCTCAGATGGTAGCGATTGAGGGGACTGGCAATAATTCTGGAATTACCTTCACTATCACAGGGACTGACCCCAACGGCCAGGCGCACTCTGAGGTACTTACGGGTGCGAACAATGGCACTGCCACGACTACAGCGTATTTTATCACTGTATCTACAATAGCTGCTTCGGGGGCTGTAACTGGAAATGTTGAGGCTGGCTGGTTAGCTGCTGATGGTGCGGCAACCCAGGCTATTGTGATGAATTGGAAGCAAACGCCGTTTAATACGGGTTTATATTTCGATTTAACTGCTGGGACCATGACTTTATCGGCTCAATTCACCCCGGACCTTCCAGATCCTGCTCTAAGGGGCGGCACGGATTATACCAATACCTATTCAGATGATGCTGATTGGAGAAATGTTGATGGGTTGAGTGCTGTAACGGCTGATGATGAGTCTAATATTGCATTTCCGGTGGGCGCAATACGGTTTATTCAGACGGTTGGTTCTGCCACCGGGGCGGCTACGGTAACGGTGGCTCAAGGGGATTACTAGGGATGGCAATAGTTCGCGTAGACAGATATGTGATGGGAACGCATAATTCTATCAGCGATCTGTCTGGTCAGAAATACAAGCGCAAGGATATGCGGCTGCAATGGAACAATCTATTAGTGGGAATTGATGAGTGGTCTCCGAAGCAGCCCCAGCTAACGATTAGGGCGAGAAGGGACAGTCCCAGCATTAAAAACCAGACAAGAACGCAGGACCAAACAGAAACATTACTCGATCCGACATTCAATCCGGCGGGCGAAGTATGACCACATCGCGAGTATTTACCAAGTCGGTTGGCGAGATAATCGAGGAGGCGTTGCGGGATGCCCGTATTATTGCCGCTGAACAGCCGGTGAATGGAAGTGATTTCGAGCGCGGGTTATCTTCGTTGAATAATGTGGCAAAGTCATGGCAATCTCAGGATTTAAACCAATGGCTCCAGGAAGAGGCTGTTTTGCCGTTAATTACCAGCCAGAAAAAGTATTTATTGGGTCCAGGTGGTGCCGAGGCCGCTGATGCTAATTTATTCTTCAACACAACACTGGGTGCGGCTGGGTCAGCTACAGATACAGTAATAACGGTTGCTTCCAGCACCAACATGGTTGCAGCGCCTAATATATTAACCTTAGATCCGACTGACTCAACGCAGGACTGGACTGCTATCAACTCAGCCACCTTGTCAATATCGAGCGGATTGGTGGTAACGAATGTCTCAAGCACGGCTGGCGGTGCTGATTACGCCCTTGCAACCACGGCAGGAGAGACTTACAGAGTAAGGTTCGACTTTACCCTTGGTACTAGCTCAAGTGTGGCGTTTAGCGTCTTAAACGTGTCCACAGTGGCAGCTACGGTGACTCTAACATCTACCACCCCAAATAATGAGCTAACGATTACCGCTTCGACTGCTGAGATCATATTCAGGGTTCAGAATGTCTCAACCACTACAGGCCACACGTCGACCACGGCCAATTTGGAATATGTGGATGAAGATACCGGATCCAGGATAGGCATTTTATTAACTGACGGCACTAGATTTTGGGATAACGTATTAAATGTGGATTCGGCTACATCGATTGACCTGCTTAGCGGGTTATCTGGTGCCGCTACCAATGCGGATAGTGTTTACTTTTACACGACCAAATTATCGAGGCCAGTCCGGGTATTGTCGACTCGGTACGCATCCACCATTACTGGGAGCGAGATTCCAACAGATAAATGGGCCAGAAGTGATTATTTCGATCAGCCTGACAAAGACGCGCAAGGGACTGTTAGCCAGTGGTATTACTCGCCTCAATTGATAGAGGGAGAGTTGTTTGTTTGGCAAGTTGCAAACAATGATAACAATATTTTAAGGCTTACTTATATGAAGGCCGCATTGATATATAGCGAGACAACAGACAATTTAGAGTTTCCAAGCGAGTTTTATTTGCCTTTGAAATGGGCTATTGCTGCTGATATGGCCCCTTCCTACGGGGTTAAGCCAGAGCGGAGATTAGAAATTAAACAAGAGGCAGTGATCAGTCTTGAGAACGCATTGGGCCACGATTCAGATGATTCATCCATGAGAATTCAGCCGGACTTCACATGACCGTTCTAGCGCTGGGTGGACAGTTTTACAAATCGGACTCGTTGCCAGTAGCGGCGCAGGAGTGCGTTAATCTATATCTGAACAAAGCCCAGGCAGTAACGCCATTCAGTGAAAACCTATTCCCCACTCCTGGGATTAAAACAGGGACAACGGTTGGGACTGATACATTTAATCGTGGTGTCCATGTTTTCCAGGGTGTGCCTTATGTTGTTAATGGGAATGATTTATATCGAATCGACAGAGCGACTGACTCATTTGGCGTGGACAGCTACTCTTCGACGAGGGTGAACGGTGCTACCACTATCCCAGGAACTGGCAGGGTGATTATGTCGGACAACGGGGCTCAGGGTGATCAGATATGTATTGTACTGCCTGACCAGACCAACACTTTTAACGCATATACCTTCACTATTGCTGGTGGTCTTGTACAGATTTCGGACAGTGATTTCGATGGGCCTGTATCAAGTGTGGATTATGTAGATGGGTATTTTATATTTGCAAAGCAGGATTCACAGAAGTTTTTTAATTCTAATCTAAGGAATGGAACTGCCTATACTGCGACTGATTTTGTTTTGGTTGAGGCTGATCCTGATTCATTGGTTAGAATGTTTGTCTTGAATAACGAGGCTATTGGATTGGGAACTGAGACTTTCGAGCCATTTCAAAATATAGGTGGTGCGGGTTTTCCTTTCCAGCGTGTTGCTGGTGGTGTTCAGACCAAGGGCCTGGCTTCTAAGTTTGCGATAGTTGAGGTTAATAATTTGATGGTGTTCTTGGGGTCATCAATTAATGAAACCCCATCTATCTGGATAAGCGATGGCGGGAGGCCGCAGAAGCTATCCACCACTGCTATTGATAATGCTATTTCTGGGTATTCTGATGCAACGATATCGGGAGCATTTGCTTACAAGTATTCTCAAGCTGGCGCACAGTTTATTGTCTTTACATTTCCAGAAGAGGAAACATTTGTTTATGATTTTACTTCTGAGGAGTGGCATACAAGGGAGTCGGTTGATGGCTCGAATAACATAATCCCATATCGCGTTTCGGGCGTTATGGATGCCTATGGGGTGTTGATGGTTGGTGATAGTATTTCCGAGAACATTGGAGTTATGGATCGGGGGACATTTACTGAATATGGGATTATATTGAGGAGAAGGTTTGTCATACCCTATGTAGACAATGAGGGTCAGCCATTTTGGGTTGATTCGTTGGAGTTGTATGGTGAGTCTGGTGTTGGGTTAACTTCTGGACAAGGTTCTGACCCGCAGGTTTTAATGAGTTTTTCTGTTGATGGTGCGAGGACATTCAATAACAGGATTTCACGGTCTATTGGCAAGATAGGCGAATATACCAAGCGTACAATATGGAATTCGCTTGGTCGTATATCAAGAAATATCACAATTAAATTTGAGGTATCTGATCCGGTTAAGTATGTATTTTCAAGAGTAGAGATTATTGCTGAATGATCACACAGTTCCCTGCTAATGAAAGGCTGACAGACAAAAACGGCAGGCTTGAGCGCGGAAGGGCGCAAGAGCTAATTCGCGAATTGGTACAGTTGAGCATTTTAACTGGATCAGGCAGTCCTGAAGGGGTTATCGAGGCGAAGATTACGACTTTATACATGAACACAGCCGGAACCGCAGGAAGTATTTTGTTTATTAAGCGAGATGCTGACGATGGTTCGGGTGACAGGACAGGTGGATGGATACTAATCTAGTACATATTGATAATTTTATATCGGATTACCCGAGTTTTAGGAATTATTGTGATGGATTAGATTATGAGGGGATAGAAAACCCGATAGACGGGATATTTTACCCTGGGGTGACGCTAAATATTCCTGCGCCGATAAAAGAAGAGGTCAAGCATAAGATAGAAGAGACTGTGGGACGGTCAATAACAGTGAATTTCATGTTTATGCGTCTATCCACTAAGGGAACGAAAGCCCCTCATCAGGCGCATACTGACTCAACGATGGGGGAAAAATCTCTGATGCTGTATCTGAATAGGGAGAAAGATTGCGCCGGGGGAACATCGTTTGTGGAACATTGGACAGGGATGGATACCGACCCTGCGACAGAAAAAGAATTAAATATCTGGCTTTCTGACCATAGTAAGCCGGACAAATGGGCAATCAGAGGGATGTTTAAAATGAAAGAGAACGCGGGGTGCATATTTAATGCGTCAATGATGCACAGGGCGGAGCCTATTGGGGGCTTTGGAGATAGCCCAGAAGACGGAAGATTAGTGTTAACGGCGTTCTTCAATGATTGTTAGGCACGGAAAGGCAGAAGACATACCGAGATGCCTAGAGATGTCAGAGAACTTTTACAAAGTGGCGGGATATGATTCGGTGATCCCATTTTGCGCAGAGAGTTCAGAGGTATATTTTGAGGCAGCAATGGAGATGGGTTTGTTTTCTGTCGCAGAAAAAGGTGGG